TTATTACATTATAGTAAAGTGAGTAATTGGTACCTGTATTTGTTATTATTGGGTTTGCCATATTAGTTTGGATATAAATCAAATAAGCAACGATTCTTATCGTTGTGTGTTGTTAGTGTAAATGTTACTTCCCATCCTGCTAAACCTGAATCAAATCTCTCGTGGAAATTTGTGCAACTAATACCATTGTTTATTTCGAATCCAGTCAAACCTTTCTGAATGAATGCAGTTATGTCATTCATTATACTCATTGTGTTTGCCCATATATCTAACATATCATCAGGTCCATAAAATGGAACTGTTTGCTCATTATTTGTTGGATTAGATTCGTTATTTTTATCTTTGTATTTGTCAGCAATAAGAATATAAACTTCCCAATCAGTTGTAGTTTCTTTAAATACGGCTTCTTTGATTACTATGTTAGCAATGGGATACGAAGGGAATTCTCTTTCATCAAAGTCGGAAAGTTCTTCATTACCTACTGATGCAATAGATGGATGTTGTGCGCAATATTCTGCTAATGCATTAACTAAGTTATAGTATAATGAATAGTTTACATTTGTGTTTGAAATTATTGCACCCATATTGTTTACAATTGTATTCCGCCAAAGTATTGATTACTTTGGTCAGCATAAATTTGAGTTTGATTACCAACCGATTGTAAGTATTGAGGAATGAATTGAGAATAAGAAATTAAATAGTTTTGTAATCTCAACGCATAGTAGTCAGCATTTGCTTGCGCCTTAGCCAATAGGTAATCTATCTCCGATTTAGTTGGAGCGACGCCTTGCTCACTCTGTTGCTTCACAGCGCCATTAGATTTGAATTGTACTGAACTAAATGGAATATACTCAACACATGCATACCAAATTAGAGTATTTTTAATTTGCTCATCTAAAAGGTCTTGGTAATATGCGTTTAATGTTGATACAGTTCCTGCAACAATTTGTGCTTGAAGGTATTCATACAAAACAGTTCCTAATAAATTTTTTAAGTATTTAGTTTGTGCTGTTTTTACAAATGGTAATAAAGCATCTGCATCAATAGCTCCCTGCAAAGGAGTATTCTTAATGATATCGTTTCTGTTTATAAAGAGTGCGTAAGCCATATATTTGTTTATTTAAATTCTTCTTTAAAAAATGCTGATTGAGTTCCAACTGTTCTGATAAAATTAATATCATCGAATTCTTCTTCCATATTGGATTCCTTTGGTGGAATAGCATCTATTGTTGTTTCATCCTGTCCATCATCCGTAGTTGCCGGATTCTCCATTGATTTATTAGTTTCATCTTCAACTTGTGCAATTGATTTACCACTTTCTTCTGCTGTTTGCGAAAGAATTACTAATGGAGTTAATTGCTCAAAGTATATTTCAGTATCCATATATCCACTTAATTTTAAAGCTGAATCTAATGAGTTTAAGATTATATTTTGGAATGGAGATACTGTCATCGTCTGCATAATAGAGAATGCCGTTTTCATCTCTTCAGATTGAGAACTAAAACCATTACTAGCGGTTCTAATACCAAAAAGTAAAGGAGAGGTAACTCTATGAGCAACTAAGATTCTATCTTGCGTATAATCTGCAACGTATTGATATTTTTCATGCAGGTTATCTATTTGTATTACATCGATAGTTGGTTTAGTAGCAGGGTCATCATTGAATGATAACATAAATCTTCCTGCGTTATCCGTACCTGTAAACTTAGCCTGAATTAAATCTTCTATTGTTTCTCTTTCTTCAGGTGCAGGAACTCCATTATTAAAGTTAATCATTACTGCCGGTAAGAAACCATTTGTAATGTTATTTAAATGTAAGTTACTAATCTCACCTTCTGATATTGCGAATTGCATTGCTGCTACCCAATCAGGCAAAGAGTAGTAATACAAACCTGGAAAGTAATTCTTAACATAAAGTATTTCCATCTTATCTTCAGATGTACCAAATGCAGGAATCTTTTTCTTATCTTTTATCTTTCTTTGGTCATTCCAATCTACACAATAGTAATAGTTTTGAATTTTAGAGCTACCATATAGCTTTTCAGCTCTTAGAGTCTGAACAGGAATGTGATACATCTTTTTAATCTTAGTATGTGTATCATCCCAATATACCTGATATGCAGCATTACCAAATAATTTTAAATCAAATGCTACTCTTTTAGTTTCCTCTTGCGGTATCATCTTCTGAAGTATTTCATTAAATGCTTCGTTCTTAGAATATAATCCTTTACCAAATATTAAATCAGCAATACCTTCTATACAGGCATTGTTTGTAGTTGATACACTAAAGGTAGTTGTTACAGCATCAAAGAAATCATCGTGTCCATATACACCAAATGGAATCCAGCTATAACGTGTTTTAGTATCCTCCTGAATAATAGGTAATTGGTTATTGTCTACATTGACTACTGCAAAGTTTTGTTGTTGTTTCATATTAAGTCAAAATTATGTATTTGTTTTCACTAGCGTGCGAAGTTACTGGCGGTATTTGGTTTTCGTAAACTGATTTATCAGTTGATTGAGATGAATAGACTTGTATTGAACCATTCCAAATTGGGTCTAAGTTTCCTGAACAATAAAGTGCTGCTCTATATTCACCGCCTACCATAGCACCACTTATACTCATACTTGCTGAAATATAGCTTTCGTATGGTTGATACGTTGCACCACTTAGTGAAGCAGTTAAATTTTCCAATGTGTACATATCTTGCAAACTCATAATAAGTTGTGAAGATGATGTAGGTTGTACTCTAATGACGTATTCGTTAGATTGAGATATATAATAAGCCAGCATTATCTTGTATTTAGATTATTGGTATCTAATAATAACACTGCTTTTCAAATTTATTATCAGACATAAAAAAGCAGACTGACTATTAGCCAATCTGCTTTAAATATTATAATGCTCTATACTGAATTAGTTAGCTGCTCCGTAAACTATTGAATAGTTAGCGGTTAATCCACCTAATGCGTTAGTTGTAGAACTTCCAGATAAGAATGCTGCTGGTAATTGCTCCATACCTGTGAAAGAAACTGAATAACCATAAAGGTCACCCAATGCTCCACCTGTTTGAATTGTACCTGCTGTTACATCCGCACCTAATTTTTCTCCAACCAATAATGCATCTCCGTTGTTAGTCCAAACAATGATTTGAGGTCTACCATAAGCCATAAGCTTTAATTGAGTAGTCATTTCATTTGTTAATTTCTTTAAGTTCAACACTAATTCTTGTGAGAAGAATGTTGTTCCGTTTTCACGAGATGAATTTACAGTTTCAGTATATGCACTTGTTCCTTTTAATTGGTAAAAGTATAATACACTACCTGAAGGTACTGCAGTTACTTCACCACTTCCGTTCTTAGTGAAAGAACCTGTTGTATAGTTTACAAAGTAAACCCCTTGGATACCACCAATTGATTCCTTACAAACTTCGTTTCTTCCAGCTGATAAATTACAAGCCATATCTTTAAAATTTAATTTTGTTAGTTAAATAAGTTGGTGGGATTTTAACCCCACCGACCAATTAGTTTATATTAGTATGCTCCGTAGTAAACGATGTCAGAACCGATACCAAATTGAGTACCTGCTGTGTATCTCATAATAACACGATAGTTTTGAGAACCATCGATGTTAGCCATGTCGATAACTTTTACTTCGTTGTAGTCACTCATCAATCCTGTTCCGAAGAATAAGTTTGATTTTTGTGCTGCTACCATTTTGTCAGAACTCATACCTGGACACATTGCAATTTCAATACCATTGAAGTTGAAAGGTTTTTCACCAACGTTGTATTGATTGTTCCAACCATTTGCTCCTGCTGCTCCACCTGCCAATGCAGCCTGATATGCTTTACCTACGTTTGTTGGTACATAGATAACTAAATCTTGCTTACCATAAACAGTGTTAGGGATAGTATCAACTACTGATTGTAATTTAGAGAATACGTTTGCAGATGTTACAGAACCAGATACGATTGCAGATGAACCACCTGTGCTTCTTGCTGGTAATACACCTGTTGATGCTGCGATAGATGCAGATAATGCGTTTTGGAATCCACCGAATTGTCCGTTGGTTGCATTAGCACCTTGCCAAATTGATTCTTCAGTTGCTTCAGCTACTTTTCCACCTACATAAGAGATTAAGAAATCGTTGAAGTTTTTAGGAATCTCATCGAAAGCGCTGAATCCTAATTGTAATGCCTCCCAAGATGCTAAAAAGTCTTGCTTACATAATTGTAAGTTAACTTGTAATTCTTTTGGAGTTAATACTTGCTCAGAAATAGTTACTGAACCGGTGTTTGTGATGAAATCACAAGATGCATCATTTACTATTGATGCTACTGCGATTTTTTGGATTACAGATTTGTATTTAACATTTGGCATCACTGTTACCAATTTGTTATCCAAAGTTACTGCTGATAATAATGCAGCTGCAACATAACCCGAAGCTGCCTCGCCAGCGTATGTACCGCCAGAGATTGTTGGGTTTGCGAATTTTTGAATTTTGCTCATTGTTCTTTGTTTAAAGATTTTTTAAATAATATTATTTATAAAGTTTTGATAAGAAAGAAGATTGTGAATCTTTTGATTTCTTACCATAATTTTTTCTATTTGATTCTATGCCTGAGAACTTAGTTGCTTCTTCAGTTGGAGCACCATCTAATTTTGGTAACTCTTCTTCTTCATCATCTTCTGCTGCCATTTTAACTCCTGCAACTTCTTCAGTTACTTCTGAATCTACTGGCGGCATCATAGTCTCTTCCATCTTAGCCATTTTCTTTTCCATCTCTTCGATACGATATTGCATCTTCTCCATCATCTTACCTAATTCGATTTCAATAGTTGGTTCTTCATCTTCTGGCATATCAGTATCTTCTGGTAATGCTTCTGCAGTATCAGTTTCTTCAGCCATTAAAGTACCTGATTCGATTGAACCTTTTTGGTCAGCTTTCTCATCAGCTTTATCTTTTTGGATTTGTTGTGGAATTTCTTCTACTGGCACCATTTCTAATTCTACGTTTTCTCTTTCAACGATTTTACCGTCTTTAGCGATTACTTTGATTAGAGTTTCCTTTCCTTCTGAATCTTTCAATGCTAACTCGTGAGTTCCGTCTGGTGCTGGAGTTTTAGTTCCATCTTCTGAAACTATTTCTAATGGTTCGCCTACATCAAAGGTAGGAGATTCAACGATTGTTCCGTCTTTTAGTTTTGCATAAGTTAAAGAGATTTCTTTTTCATCCATAGATAAAAGTCCCAATATCTTATTTAATACAGTTTTTGAATTCATAGTTGTTTTATTTATATTTGTTAATAACAATGTTTGTTTAAAAAGTAATTATTTTTTATTGTATTTGATATCTTATAATCAAAGTTCCATTTCCACCATATCCTCCTTGATTAGGATTACCGG